ATTTGTGTCGAGTACTCCCATAGTTGTTGAATCTAAAATAAATGCCAAATTATCTACCGCAGACAATAATTGCATAGAAACAGTCGTGTCAGATGGAGTCGCGTTAATGCTCATCTCAACACCAATTGTCTGATAGTTCACTGCAGAACTTTGACCGGCGCCTTTATAAGCAACCGACATCTGATTCCAAAACGCGTATTGGGGCCATAACAAACGCATAAATTGCAACATGGCAACACCATCATCAACCGCTGAACCTTTTAACGCTGAATAACTAAAGGTGATTTGAGTCGGTATAAAACGGACTGACGAATACCATGTGACCCAAAGGGTCGCTGGTGTAATGTTGTAAGCCGTGTCAGCATTACCCGGTGTTGAATAGGTTATTCCGCGAGGGCCGTAAGACTCACGAGACGTGCTGTCTGAAAAACCGCTAGTGCCAACCGTTGCACCGTTTATTAAAGTTGCAAGAGTAAAACCATTGTCAATTTCTACATATGGCAATTGACCAGAAGTCAACGCTGAACCAGTACCGACCACGCTATACGTCGTGTTGTTTTGTGTTTTGTTGCCGGGTCCTTGAAGCGTGTATGCCCAAGTCCAAAGGTTTGTGGCTCGAATGTAACCAGTAGAAAAAAGTGTTGCTAATCCTGATGCCAACAAGACATTGTTAATAGCGTCGCCTAGATAAAACGCTGTACCGATAGTGCCGTACTTGTCGGTCAACTGGGAATTGATTGCACCTGTTGTATCGCTATCTACAGTGTAATTACATAAAGCAAAAGGTGAAGCGGCCATCGTTTGACGATTTGGTAGACCGCTAAAACCGTTAGTACCTTTAACGATTGCCGTGTACGCAGCAGGAATGGAAACTGTTTGTGATGAATAAATACCAGTAGTAGAACGACCTGCAACAGACAACCAGTCAACAGCCGAAATTGTTACGTAGGATTCTTTGGCGCTGACGTCGCGAATATCAAAATCTGTGATGATGCCAACAAAAGAAATGCCACTATTAGCACCCGATGTTGAAGTAATCACTAATGCTTTTGAAAACCAATCAGTTGAACCATATGTTCCAGAACCGCCTGGAGTAAAAGCACCATCAAAGTTTTTAATAGTGACCGCAGTTGTTGATCTGCCCATTGCGCCTAATCGAGCGTTTGCTGTAATTGAATGGCTCAACACAGATGAGGTTATATCTGTCAATCCTGTGCAGTCACCAAACTCTATTTTCCACGTCAGAGCAAAAGCCATTAGAACCTCACTGATGAGGTTGTAGCGACTTGTAGTGAACCGTTGTCACGAACCCATTTTTGTAAGGCTCTGACGATGCTGTTGGGGTCGCCACCGTTCACATTGACCGTGATATTGGCTCCGCCACCCATAGCACCGTTTGGTGTGATGTTCCCAGACGACGACGGTGTGAACAGTTCCGGACCGCGCTCACCAACAAGATACGACTTGTTACCCATAACCGGACCGCCCATCGCTCGAGCACCACCCGAAATACCAGCGAGAGTCAACGCATCAAAAGAACTCAGACCGCCATATTCGGCACCGCGAGCAAGATAGTTTGCGTACGCAAGCGCAGCTGCTGGACCTTCGGTTCGGAATTTAAACAAGATTTCTTTGGATGAGATCCCGTCCATCGTTCCCGATATCCCAGCGAGGACGCCTGCGTATGTTGCCAGTTTTGCTTCATAGTCATCAATGTCGGTTTGGGCACCAGTACCGAACGCTTTAGCGGCCGCAGTTTCTAGTTCGTCAAGTTTGGTTTTGGCGTCATCTAACGCGACTGCCTCATCAAGGCTGGTAGTTAAATCTTTCCATGCGGTTTCAGCGTTGATGAGTGCAGTGGTTGCTTCGACAACTTTGTCTTTGAACGGCATCATGGCATCAAGACGGGCCTGCTTAATTGAGTCTTTGAGAGTGTCTGTGTCGTCGCGTGAATCGCGAACGCTTTGAGCCCAATCTTTCATTTTTTGTGTGGCGTCTTGTAATGGGTCTGTTCCTTGTATAAGTGCGGTGAAACTAGCGTCAAGATCAAGAACCCAACCTGCTGCTTGCGCCAACCATGTTCCTTCCTTAACCAACCTTTCACCTGTTTTAAGTTTTAGGTCATCAACTTTGTCGCCAAGGTTGTCCATTGCGGCGCGATAATCTTTCGCCATTTGAAGTTCCTCAGGCGAAATGAGTTTTTCCTCGGACACGCTTTTTAGGCTGGCGTTAAGTTTTTCTGAACCACCCATAATGAGTTCAGACATTGACTGCCAACCCTTGCCAAGCAATTGAGTCGCGACTCTGGCCCTTTCAGCCGGGTCCTTGATTCCTTTGATTCGATCAATGGTGTTGAGAAAAGTTTCGTTGACGTCTAACGAACCGTCGCGCAGATATACGAGGTCAACGCCGAGGTTGCGTACTTTGTCAGGATCGGCACCAATAGTTTTGTTGAGGCGACCTATTGCGCCTTCAACGGTGTCAATCGGTACACCGATGTCTCCAGCCGCTTCGATATAGCCCGACGCCCTAGTAATTTCAAGACCTGTTGCGTCAGCAAATTTGCCTGCTTGTAACGCAAGGTCAGTGAACGCTGTGATTCCCGATAAAGCAAACTTTCCAAAAGAGATAGCACCAGCAACTGCAAACAATTCTGCGTTGGCGGCCACCGCATCTAAAGCAACTTTTGAGCCTGCTTTGAACTTGCCCATACCGCCTTCGGCGTCACCAACGGCAGTTTTGAAATTCTTAAAAGCGGCTTTGGCTGCTCTAATTCCATTATCAGAAAACTCGGTAAGGATCGGAATGTTGATTGCCATTAGCGTCTAACCCTCATCAGTTCTTGGTTCGCTAAATAGATTACCTCTTTGACGACAGGCTCTAAAGCCTTCTGAAAATCGGGGATCGCTTTTTCGCCACCAGCCCAAACCATACGCGACGGACCGCGACCAATCTTTTCGTTAAGGACGCCAGCAAAGTTTGGACGACCACGCGGACCACTACGGCCTCGATTGCCGCTTTTGCCAGCCATGTCTGCGATCGCGAGGGCCGCACCTTTTGTGCCGACTGTGATGGTCCCGATGGTTTCATATTTCGCGCCTTGTGCAATGTTTCGTTTGCGGGCTTTTCGAGTGTTTGTTTTAACGACAATGTTTTTGGTTTGACCGTTTTTCCACCCGGTACGCCACGCACCGTCCATGCCACTAGTCGGCGACGACGACGGCACTAATGGTGTGATTGCATCAACAACAACTTTTCCAAGTTCACGAATCTGTTTGCCGTATGCACGACGCAGTTTGGGGTCAATGGATTGGATTGTGCGCAACGCCTCTTTGAGGCCAGTCGGCTGCATCGTAATCCCAAGACTCATCGCTGATGTTTCGCTTTCTCGTTTTCCTCAACAATCAAGCGCACCATCTCATCCACAACCGACGCTGGACACTCCATCAGATCCAATGGACTGATACCTGTCCTGATCGCCAGTTGCGCTATGAGGTTGACTGCTCGTCCTGCTTTGGTTTCTCTTTTGGGACAAACGTGATGTCCCCTACTTTTTCAATCCACTTGGGGAACAGTTCCACAGTGACACCGCTAGTGCGCACCGCGTCCCATGCCATCCAAGCCAACGCTTTAAACTTCATGTCCTCAAGGAACTGCCCGACGGAGAGTTGAGGATGATGGTCCTCCCACCTGCACGCAACACCGTAAGTGATCGGTGCCTCGTGTGTTTCTCCGTCGAGCATCTCTACTCGTAACGTCATACCAATCATGTCGGGGTCCTTTGTTTGTGTTGGTTAGATCAGGCAGTTGCGCGGACCCACGTGCCCCCGGTGCCCGTCAATGTCATCGTATCAAGGGAGCCTGCGGTACTTGAAATCGGCATATATGACGAAATCATCATGTTGGAAATCGTCCACTGGGGGTTACCCGGTGCAGCTGCGCCACTATCGGGTGTCACGACAACTGTGGTGTCGCCGTCGCCGATGAGGTCCTGCAAGTACGCTTCAACTGAGGTTGCGCCGTACTCAAGCAAGATTGTTGCTGATAACGACACCGTCTGAAGGCCCGCTACATATTTGTGGCCAGTAGCACCCATCGTGGTGGATTCGAGACTGTCGTAGCCGACCTCAAGGGTCACTGTTGAGCAGTTCAAACTGATGTTGTGCGTTGCGATGGTCAGTTGTGCTGAGCCTTGGTAAACGATTGCCATGATGTTTTTCCTTTTCTAGTTAGCGTGTCGCTGTGAGTTTGATGGTGAGGTCGTAACAGGGGAGGTCTTGCGACCCGATCGTTGCGATGGATGGTTGTCCCGAGATGACTGCAATGTCGGACCCGAGAATTGTGTCGCAAATTTGCAGTATGTAATCACTGGAATCTTGGTTGCCGGGTGGCGCACCAAGTATTCGAATGGTGATTGTGACGTCGGAAACTTTGGATGTTGGGTTTGCACCGAACGATTCAAACGACGGCAACTCAATGAATACTGTGAGCGGTCGTGCGTTGCGTGGATCGGTGACAGGTTTGAGCCCGAGGGCCGTGAGCGATGCGGCGACATGGTTGATCGCGTCTGTGAAAATGCCAGCCATGTTAAGCGCACTGCGATCTCTTAACGCCAAGCAACTGGTTGACGCGACCCAAGGTCATCAGCGGTGGTCCGCTCATGTCACCAAACGACGCGTAACTGTCTCCAGTGGTTCCGCGTTCACGGTAGAGACCTGCGGCGTAAAGCGTCGTTCCAAGCAGTACGGAACCGTCTGGTGGAGTAGTCAAATTATCGTGGTATCCAGCGGAGACTCTGCGACGAAAACAATAAGCGTTAGCGGCTGCGACACAAGTAGTTAGGTAAGCGGTGTCATTAGCCGTTGCGCTGGAAATTCCCAAGAATTCCTGAGTATTTCCGACGGTTGTCCAACTGCACGTCTGGGTCCAAGTTACGGTTCCAGTCGCTGAAGCGCGCGGATAGTTATCGAAGTTTGATTTGACAAGTAGTTGATTCGTGATGGTGACTTCATAATCAAATAAGAAATCGCCTTGCATGCCGATACCAACAAAGAGAAAAGTAGGAATCGCCTGAACGATGTAAGTCGCATCAAAACTGTTCCCTACTCCTGCAACGACAATCGTTTGACCAATCGTAATGTCGGTTGCCTCGAGAGTCTGGATCACGGCGTAGTCGTCTACACGCTGTGCATGCGTGACGGTGAATACGGCCATGATCCAGTTCCTCTCTTAGTTTTCGTCTATCAGACGAAAGCGGCCTTAATGCTCTTTGACGCGTCAATGACCTTGGCGGCGAAGTAGCCACGGAAAGCGATTTGACGCGACAACTGCGAAGGCTGTTCAACGCTGATAGCGCCCTTCTGCTGTTCCCAACATTCGATACCAGTTGGGTCCATGATGACCATGTCGGTTGCGCCGAGGTTGCGGTCAACGACAAGGCGAAGTCCGAAAGCAACTGCAGAATCTGATCCGGGTGTCATGGTGCCGTATGCGTTCATCGGTCCCACTTGCGGGAACAACGGACGATCCGAACCGTCAACCAACTGACCGAGGTACTGGAAAATGTTTGGTGACACTGCCAGAACGGACGGCAAGTTGCCATTCGAGCCAGTCAAGATGTCGGCGGCTGCCTGATACATCCAACGGACCCATTCGGCGGG